CTTCACTTTTGTGGTTGGTCAAGGCTCCAACTGCCCTTCACCCATTTTATTTACAATAGCCCCTGGGTGTGTTTTAATATTTCTCTTGTCACAACACAACAATATAAATTTTTATCGCGCGGCATGTCTTCCGTCATGCAACGAGGTTTTTCTTATTTAATCCGGTTTTCTTGAATGGCTTCTTCCGGCTGCCATGCGGGTCGCGCTCCCCAGCTTATGATCTGTTGTGGTAATCTACCCAAATAATAGCGCCATGCCATCACTCATGATGGTATCAAGCGCGCTCTTCGCAGTATTTTCCAAGAAGGAAGTGGCACTACTAATGCCTCCAGAAATAAAAGACGACGTAGTGGCTTGAGCATGCTGGGACGCCGCAACAGCAACCCGATTTGGTTTGGGGGGTGCCTTTTGCAACATACCAATCGCTGTGGTGGCACTAGCGCCACCGGTGACGACTGTGAACTCACAGTTCAAAACATACTCTACCGTCAACAGGGGGACATTATTCGTAGTATCCGAGGCCATAACTTCGACGACAAGAGATGTCCAGTCAAAGTCGGTAGCCGTAGAGGTAAACGAACTCGCAGGTTTAAAGAGATGTGCTGAATCACCCATTGGTTTGGAAACCCATGTGTGTTCCATCCCAGCTGCTAGGGTGATAACTTGGGATTCCAGCGCTTGCATTGAGCCAGCTGTTGCGAGCTGGCCGGCATAGGGTGCGGGATCGACCGACACTATGCACAAGCCCTTAGCTGTCGTTGCAGTCATTGCTGATCGAACGATACACCCAAAGCTAGTGATTCTAATCTCCTTGGCATTACCTGTAACAAATCCATCTCCTCCGGTTGTAACGAATGCCGCCGCCCCCGTAAAAGTTGGTACTGAATAAGTGAACAGCAAACTACCAAAACCAATGTTAGGAGCAAACACCGCCCTTGCCACACCACTTGTGCCCGCGGCGAGCACTTGTACAAGCGCGCGGATTTGAAATGGTATGCTGGGTGGCCCTCCATCGGGCCGCTGAGCACCTTTTGCGTGGATGCAAAAGGGGTCAGTGATGCTGCATATGCTGGTAACGTGGTTACGCTTGGCGGTGTTACGGGGCCCAGTGTTAGCTGAGACGACCCGAGACACGGGCATGGTGGTTGTTGGTTTGCGTGGTCCATTCTTCTTTCCCTTCTTCCCTTTACTTCCTTTCTTCTTTCCTTTTGATTTCGCCATTTTCAAATCACTTACTGTTTCACACTTCTGGATAAAAATAGTCTTACGGTAGCTACTTTTATAACGCTGCGTGCGAATTTTCTACTCTTCGTCACGTTTCGCCGCCGCGGCAATCCACGGCAGATCTATCACACATTGCCTAACCGACACTTGTTCTAGAGTCCTCTGGTATTCCTCTAAGTGAGTAAAACCTAGGCCATATCTAGACGCTATGATCGGATAATTTTCTGGGCAAGGATCAAACATCTTGCTAACATGCTTCATTTCGCTCCATTCTTTGCCAGCACGCTTCATGTGCCCTGAGACGGCAATGCCTTTCTTAACATACTCACCCAAGAGTGGGATGTGGTTTACATCTTGGGCAGAAGAAAGCATCGCCTCCCTGAAGTTCATACCGTTTGGAGTGTTTACGGTCCATCCTATGCGATGTAACCATCTTCCTGGTTTTGGGCCAAGGACTGTCTGGAGACGACCTGATTGGCGGTCCATCCCAAACCAGAACAATTTGGAGCAAAACTCCCAATCAGCGCGGTTTGTACTGACACCCTGAGTCGGGCGTAGACCCAACAATTCCAAGTGTTCTTTCAGATCATTCGCCACCGAAATGTCGAATTGATCCTTCCTGAACAAGATAAAATTGTCGTCTCCACACACCAACATAAGGTGAGCCAGGTTTTGCGGTATTCCTGACTCATGTGCCTCTGCGTTGATTATTGATCCGATCAAGTTGGTATCCATCTCACCGGAAAACAACTTTCTAATCTTGACCTGCTGACCGTCCCATAACGGGACCACTTTCTCACCTAATTCGAATTCACATCCGTGGGTTGTTCTCCCAGCAGGTGTTACTGAATCCAGCCATGCCATAGCGAGATCTGGCATACCAACGGCAGGATACACTTGCTTCCTCTTGGCTAGCAACTCGTTTTCACAAGTCGCATCATAGGTTGTCATGTCGTCCCATACACCAATCATGTTCTCCCACCCTCCATTAACACTAGCAAATTCATCAAGAACTTTGCCAATATAGTCGGGTGTTCGTCCACAGGCGTACAGTACATTACACTGTCTCCCATCCCAAGCGTCTGCTAGTGCATTTTGTATTCTAGCCGTCCACGGCCCCACTGCAACCTTGACCGCATCGGGCGGTCCGTTAATCAACCTGACTTTGAGGCCTTCTAACAATAGGTCTAGCGTGAGAGCTTTCATCTTTTCGAATTTCACAAAGGCGTGAAATTGGCCCGGAGTTGGGGCTAAACATCCAAGTACTTTGAGTTCGTAGGCTTTACGAAACTTTTCCTGTACGGCATGTGTAAACTTCGTTTGCTTAATCCAGTCCGTGTACATCGTAGGCGAACCCAAGACTCGTATTGCCATCATGAGCTTACCACTCAACCTAGAAGATGTGTCCATAAACTTATCATATGCAGACTTGTCAACATCAGGGACGGAGACAAACAGACGATGGTTCATGGCCACAATTTCCGCCTCTTGATCAGTTCGAGGGGCAGTTGGTACAGCGAGGGACGTCGCTATACCTTCTAGGTGCAATCCAATTCTCGGTTTGCTGGGGTGTTTTGGTGGCTTGGGGTCAGGCCCGGCAGTGTATCCTTCACCTGCGCCGAACGAGACCGGCAACAACGCGCGCAAACCCGAAAACACGGGAAAGGCGGTAATCGTCGGAACCCCACTCACACTCCCAGTAATATTCCCTGGCCTTTCCTCATGGAAGAGAGTACTTGACCAGTTATCTGCTGTGCGTCTACTCTGATAGCGCGCACAGCCATACCTACAACAACACAAACAAGTTAAGAGAGTTACACCAATTAACACGAGGAGGGGAACACCCTCCCATTCCACAAAATCTGTGGGATGGTCGAGTGACCCACCGTGCATTTCCGGATTCATGAACACCACAAGTGTAAATGACAAAAGCATCATCAGTCCAAGCAGCAAAAGAACCCAAACCGAAATCACCTTGATAGGCACAAGGTTATTCAGCTGGGCGTGCATCTTCCATAAGCGATCAAACCTACTAGTACTTGTGTGCAACACATCGACTTCGTTACCCACGTTCAAAGAGAACGCTAAGGCAACGGCCAACGTGGCTGCTCTAAGTTTTTCGGCTGGTGGCATAGGACACATCTCAATTGCTCTCTTTACCATGTAGGTACAATCCTGCCAACTAGCAGGATCCCTAGGCTTGTTAAGGAGATCCAATGCGACTTTCTCAATCAGACCACGTGGCATATAGCATTTACCAGTACGCGTCTCAGCAAAGAGCCAAGCACCGCGCCCGTAAACACAATCCACTTCTAAACTAAGAACCCCATTGGCAGCAGCACACTGCCGCGTCACCTTATCAAACCCTGGTATGTAAACTACACCGGTGGACGTATTATCTTTCAGTTGGTTCTGCCAACCTCCATATTCCCACGGGACCCGGAAGTCTGCCTCCCGGACCTTTACTCTCCATAGTTTGGTGTCGCCCATGACAACCAACAACTCAACGTCTAGCTGACCGCCGTCGACCACTGGGAGTGGACAAGAGCGCAAGTCAGGTACGTCCCACGCAAGAGGTGGGTGTTGGTAAGAATGAGCGTTTCCCTTAACCTTCATTATCACACTCAGTGACTTTTGGAATAAGTCTAACTTATATTCGGCTTCCCCATAAGCTAGGGAGCCATAAGATTCTCCGAAACAGTGGCCTACTACATAAGCTGTTCCTAGTGTGGAGTTTCTAATGGACTTAATCATATCGGCTACACTGATGTAGTAGGCACTGTGTACAAACAGGAGGATGTCGGGCGTTCCACAAGTACAATCCTGCAACTTGTGGGCGCACACGCTGTTACCGTTTCTAATACTCTGGTTCAAACGTTCTGCATCTCCGGGTTGCAAGTATGGACACAAACAGTGTATTCTGTAGTGGGCATGCCTGCGAGCTCCGGATCCAACGTCCCAAATGAGGGGATTCTTCTTCGGGGACGTCTTCGTAGCAATCTTCAAAGCCATTTCTTCCAAACGATTTCTTTGGTACGCCAAGTGAGGGTGGGGATGCACCGGTTCACTTGAAGCCAATATGGGGTTCACGCCGTAATCCTGTTGGAACTGTTTTACAACCCTTTCACCAAAGTTCATGCGGACCGGCTTGACCTGAGGTTTCTGGGATTTTTCTGCGTCTTTTGCAGTAGACTGGTTGCGACTATCGCCAGTGCTGTCGGAGCGGTCATCGACCTGGCTTTCCAAATCAATGCTCCCCTCGTCGTTATCCAACAATCCACTCATTTTCAATGGTGTCTATTGTAATGTTCTTTTCGTAAACTTATGTGAGCTTCGGTTCTCAACGTAACAAATATCTCTTATATTAACGACTAATTAAAT